TCGTTCGGTTTATGGGTGTTTCCTGTGAAGGCTCGTTCTTCCAGTCTGTTATGTAGTAATATGGTCCATAAGCCATTAACTGGCACCCTCTTTCTTTTTTTCGTTACTGATTGTGGTATTTCTTTCAGGCGGGTTTTCCCAATCGATAGGCGAATACACGTCTTTTAATTTTTCTTTCCCTTCAGGCTCATTGATTTCTCCTGGAATTCCGGTATCTAAGATTTGCGCGATAGTTGCAATCTGCCGTGAATTCTGGATACCGGTCACACTTACGCCGTTTAAAAGCCAGACTATCTGCTGTATCTGGTCTTCTGTGAATGTGATAACTTTTTTCATATTTCCTCCTTTCGGCATACAAAAAGAGCGGGGAATAATCCTCGCTCTCTCAACCATATTATTAATTCTGTATCCATGCTCCATCAGATCCTACTGTATAGCCATCTAGGGTTGTGGTGTCGTGAAGCATTCTACTAAAGTTATCGAAATAATACCATTTACCATCAATTTCGGACCAAGAATTTTGTACTGATCTCCCATCATCACCGAAGTAATACCAGTTATCCCATACATGTTTCCACTCATTAGTAGCCATAGATCTGTCGTCATAATAGTAGGCATAGTTTTCCTCTTCATAAGGTACTGACTTTACTACGGCCATTCCTTCTTTGCCAAAAGCTACGAAAGAACAGAATGCACTTAACAATAAAGCAACTATAAATATCTTTCTGATCTTTTTCAAATACATAACCTCCCATCTTACAACTTTTAAATCACCAACTACTTATAGGATACGTTATTGTAATATGATTGTCAACTTCGATTCTCTAGCGCTCCTACTCTACTATATAGATCTTTCAGCATTTGTATTAATCCCCAGCCGCCTACCCAACTATCATTTAAATATACGTCGGAACACTCAACCCCTCCGCAAACAATACGGCCAGTTCCGTATAAGGCTAAACCACCGTATCCTTCACCGCTTAATGTCAAAGAAGCGCAGCGACCTCCAGGGCTCCCCGGCGGCCGGTCATAATTGTTAGCTTGAAACCAACCGTTATTTGATCGTAATAAATTACTTCCATTAGCACTTACATAAAAATCCCCAAATCCCACAGCACTACCATTAGCATAAAATGTTTGAGATTCCAGATTTCCAGTGAAAGTACCATTAGTAGCGACAATATTCCTACAGGTCAGTTTTCCTTCACTTGTCATACTAGAATAGTTAGATTCCCACGACAACCGGTTTGTTTTAATAGTGACGGCATTGGGTTCCACCGATAACTGAGAAGAAACTTCTCCTTTACTTACCTTTAGGGATATCTGATCTGCCGTCTGTATAAACTTGGAATTAGTATCATTTGCAAGGTTCGTCACGGATAAAGCTATCTGATCTGCCCTGATGCTTAATGATGCTTCCGCCTGTTTTGCCCTGGTTACTTCTGCAAGGATCTGTTCAGCGGTAATAGCGAACTTTGCTTCGGTTTCCGCTTTTAAGTCTGTGACTCTTACAGATACTTCTTCCACTGACTTCTTGATTATAGCCGTTTTTCCTTCAAGCTGTATGATCTGTGTGCCGATTCCAAAGTTTTCTTTTCTTTCCCTGGTCCCTTGGGCCTCGAAGGTATCCATCATAGCCTGAATGCCTTTTATGGTACGTCTTAGGCAGTAGGTTTCAATCACATCATCAGAGGTATAGCAGATTATCCCGTCACCCGGCTCTACCCAAGGAAGGGCCTGGGTTACGATCCTACAAGGTCTGTATGTCTTACGGCTGATATTCTCATGCACTGTAGCCGCTATATTAAGCAGTTCCTGCGCTCCTTTGCCGTAGACGAGGAAATTACCCTGTATGGTGTAAGTGTTGGTACCAAGGCCGTAAGCGGCCCCTACGTCCCCCTCTTCCTGCCGGATCTGTACCTTATCAATACCTTTGACAAGGAAATCCTCATAAGTGGCTTCTCTTAAGTGGGATAAGTTCTCACCTTGCATCTCAGACGGGTATAAATCATCTGCTGGAAATAACTCTTCCGATGGATACAGCCCTGACGATCCAAGGAAAACATACTTAAACTTTCCTGTATTATCGATCTGTCCAAAACAGCCGTTAATCTCACAAATAGACTTCATCACGTCCCGACCTGATAGTTTTGATGGATCAATAGTCTTTGATATCTGCATATCATCCAAAGGAAGAGTGGCTTCCTGTTGCTGTACTCCTACATACTCACAAAGAGAGGTACGGAACTGTTTCAGACTCATAGGAAACTCTAGTCCCTGATACCATGATGATACGTCAACAGCGAAATTAAGCATACGATCATAGGCAACGATCTTTTTCTTATTTCTATCTGCCTGTCGCTCAAAGCTGTCAACCTTATAGATTCCAAACATCATTTCGTAGCCACCGACTTCCACGGAAAGAGTAAACCATTTCCCAGTCAGGTCCATCAGTACATCAGCTACCGTCACCTCTACCATAGCAGCTCCGCACTGTCCAAATGTCAGGGATTCTGTGGAACATAGTACCTGAGTCAAAACAAGGTTATCATCTGGTACTTGCGTCCCGCCTATGGTGCAAATAGGCGTATCGGTTCCTATATCAAAATCCTTTTTATCGTAAAATCTCATTTTGAATATCCGCCATGTATCAATGGAGCTGTTTGGTTTCCGATACAAGGCTTTTATTTCCTCTGGAACATTTAACACCCTATCGCCTCCTAATATTCTATCAAAGTTATGGTAAACGGATCATAGACCATGTTTAACCGGTTCCTGTCTATATGGCTGATCGTGTACTTGATATCTGGCATATAGAATTCTCCGCTTGCATAGTCCATGATTTCGCTATTCCAGTATGTGAGGTTCACCTTTCGTTCTACTGCATTGGTGATTCCAGAATCCACAATAGCCTTTAAGACTATCTTTTCACCATAATACAGTTTGCGAATAGGTATTTCTATCTTTGATTTGTAGTATGGAGAGGTGGTCCTCCTGAGCGTTGTCGTAGCTGATTCTCTGTAGGCTTCAAGTTCCAGCCTTTGGTTTGGTGTTTCATCATATTTTTCTAAGTAACTGTTTGGGAGAACTGTATTCCCAAACTTTACAAGCCAGCCTTGAAATGCCATATTCTCCCTCCTTTATCCCATCAATGGATTAGTTCCTGTACTTTGTGTTACCTGTTGGTTTTTCTGTACCATAGCCTGATAGATTTGAACACTATCAAGATAAATAGGTATTGTTATATTTCCACCGCTAAGTCCTCCAGCATCTGCAAGGGCTTCTATAAGCGCTTGTTTGATGGTACCAAGAGGAGAAACCACCTCGGTATCCGTATTGTTATCACCAATGATAGCGGCGAACTCTCCAGCTCTTGGAGGGCCCACAGTCCCACTTGCCAAACGTGGAAGTTTCACTTTCCCAATATCAAAGCCAAAATTCTTTCCACCGACCAATGGCACCCAATCAGGAACATCAAAGCTTAAACTATTCAGGCTGTCACCAATGTAGTTGATCGCATTTTCCGCCATCTGAATAACTCCATTAAAAACACCTTTGAAGACATCTCCAACTTTTGACCAAGCTTTGTCCCAACCTTCGGTAAATCCAGTATGAATGAAATCCAATACCCCGTTTAAGGCAGTCATAATGCCAGAGGCAACGTCTGCCACGAAAGAAAGAAATTCTCCAAACTTTTTAATAAGAGATTGAATACTATTTGAAATGCTTGGGCCAAATAAATCAGCAAACCAGTTCACAAGCGGGAGGATCATTCCATTATAGATATCTAGAGCCACCTGGATTAATCTGGCACCAAACTCTACAATTTTATCCATAAGCGGTTTTAAGTGATCACTCCATAACTGATTCGCTACACTCATAAATGTATCAAAAACAGGCTTTATGTAAGAATCCCAGTTCTTTTTTATCATTTCCCCGGTCTTCTTAAATGCTTCGTCTATTGCATCAAATATCGGCGCTCCAAACTCATTCCAAGTTTTCGCAAGTGAATCCACGCTATCAGTCCACATTTTTGTTATAAGAGACAACGCCGGCGCGACTGCATCTTTCCATATTCGGTCAAAGATATCTTTTACCTGCTTGAATAATATTCCAAAGCTCTCTACTGCTCGGGTTGCAAACTGAGTAATCATCGGCAGGCCGGTTGTTATGAAGTTGCTTAAGGCTGGAAAGACTGCTAGATTCCATATATCAGAGAACACCATATTAAAGCTGTCAAACAGACCATTGATAATCTCCCCGCCTGTCAAGATCACCTGTTGCAGAAATGGTACAAAATCATTATTAAGCCATGCTTTAAGCGGTTCCCCTAGCGTACCAAGATCGGACCAGATCCCGGCCAGTATCGCCTTAAATCTCTCAATATTCGGTACCATATCATCCCATACTTTTGCAAGACTGGGCCCAAAATTGGTTTTAGCCCAAGAAAGGAAACTGTCAAAGGCTTTTTTCATTCCATCAACCATAGAAGTAATCTTGGAATCGATCTGTACCGTTTCAAACATTAGCGAAGGATCAGTACCAGAAGCACCTCCGCCGGATCCAGAAGAGTTCTTATCCGCAAGTTGATTAAGTTGGTCAAACGGAGCCAGTGATTTTTGCGCATCTTTACCAGCTTTTTTCGCGGCGGCTCCAGTCTTTTTAATGCTTGCCGCATAATCCTCCTGGGTCTTTACCGCTTTTACAAATGTACCTTTTCCTGTCAGAGCTGCAATTAACTGCCCGATCCAAGCAAGCGCACTTGCCAGTGCATCAATCATGGCATTTAGGGCCGGTACGACAAAATCAAGCACCGGGGCGAAGGCCGTAGCAAAACTATTTTTAAGATACAGCAAAGAGGACATAAAGCTGGATAGAGTATTGTTTACGTCCCCTGAATATTGAGCCAGATTCTGAAACCCTTCCTTTACTGCAGTAGTCACCGCATTAATTGCACGAAATACAAAAGAAAAGAGAATGGATCTGCCTAACATACCCAGCATACTCATTCCCTTACCTGCTCCTTTTGCAGACTTACCAGCCTTATCCATGGAGTTTTTCATGCTGTCAGCGGATTTTTTAGCCATCTTCTGCCCTTGGTCAGCTTCGAATAATGATTTTTTATACTCTCTCTCAGCCTGATTCACTCTCTGCAGGGCTGCATAAACAGAATCATAATCCGGATTACCAAGAGATATTCCCTGATTCTCAAGCTCTGCCAGTTTCGCTTTTAGCTGCTGTCTTTGTCCCTCAAAGGAACTGGAATCAAACTTTATAGGTATATCAACCGGTTTTACCAAATCCTTTTTATAATCATTAAGAACAGCCTGTGCCTTATTAAATGCCTGATAGGTGCTATCATATAGACTATCGCCAAAGGTTTTTCCCTGATCAGATAACTGTTGCAGCTTACGCTTTAGAGAGTCAACTTGGCCTTCTAATGTTGAACTATTGATTTTTGGGCCTTCTGTTGGACTCAGCATTTCTTTTTTGTAATCTGCCAATGCCTGCTTTACTTTGGATAGTTTCATAAAGGTATCGTCATACTCTTCATCACCAAAATACATTCCCTGCGATTCCATTTGTTTTAACTGCCCGGTAAGAGATTCAATTTCTCTTTTAACTTCATTTGTTGATTCTGATGCCTTTCCCATATTCGCCACATAATCATCAACAAACTGCTGAACTTCGTTGCCATAATCACGGAAATCTCCACGTTGGTGCGTTGCTTCTGCCTCTTCTGGAATATTAACATCTTTGGTGCCGGTATCAACTGAGAGGGCCTCCATCTTCTCTTTTAATGCCTCTGTTTCGGCCTGTGCATTCTTGGCTGATTTTGCAATATCATTAACCTGTGAAGCCGCATTTCCGGCGCTGCTACCAACGTCACCCGCTGCTCTAGCTGCTCCATTAAAAGATTTTACGATACTATCTGATAACTTCTCAATGGTTGATGTAAGCTTCTCCATTGCATTTTTTAGCGAAGTACTTCCTTCATCAAAACCGCTTGTATCCACCTTTGTGTCAAATTTAAGGCTTCCGTCAAAAGCCATGTTATCACCTCTTTCCCGGGCACAAAATAAGACGCCATGCGGCGCCTATCCCAATATCTTATTCCAATAATCGATCTCTTCTTGCTCTTCCTGCGTGTAACGGGTCTGAATGTCACAAAGAGCCTTATTGTTTCGATAAAATTCCTGCTCCCATTTTTCAAGCTTCTTACCTTTAGCTTTTTTCTGCCGGATTGCAAGTACCTGAGAAAATAGACCGTCACCGCTAATCTCCATAAAATACCCCATGAAGGTCCACCAGTGCACATATTTTATAGATCTAGTTTCATGGCCAGCCACTTTATTAATAGCAGGAAATAAAATAGGCTCGTCATGCTCCCAGTCTATAAGTCTCTTTGTTGGTTTTTTATCATCATCATACTGACCGCAATCAAGGAACCATATAGCCTTTTCAGCCGCTTCCTGATGGCTTTCAATTGGTATGCTGTCAAAATCATCGTAAAGGAATTTTAAAGTGACAATGACAGCTTCTTTATGAGAAAGATCAGGGTCGTTATATGCTTCCATAATCACCATAATATCCCGGTAATCTGTTGCAATCCCATATTCCAGACCGCCGACTGTTAGGGATTCAGGTAATCCACCGATCATCTTCTTTTTCGCCTCGGTTTATTAAGGTATTTATTCATACGCCGCTCACTGGCTGCCGCTGCTTCTCCTGCTGATTGCCTTATAATTGGCTCTACTGACAGTAAAAAGTGTTCTAATAAATATTTACCTTTAATCATAGAGAATGGGGACTGCCCGGCAAACACAGTATCATATACATTGGAATTAAACATAAGATTGATATTCTCGCGTATGATGTTATCAGCTTCATCAAGTAAAGTGGCGGCGGCCTCAATGTCTTCTGCCTCTTTAATGGTTCCATCAGGAAATAGCTTTATATCTTCTCCTATTTTTTCCTTTGTCGCCATCATATTTTTAAGAGATTCATTGTACCTCTTAATTTGGTTTGGATCCGATGGGTTAAACCGGATCACCCGGCTTTCATCATTGTTAATAGCAAAGCTTTTATAGCCATCATCAAAATTAATACTTTGCATGAATTACCTCCATTACTCCCCCACGTCCGCGGTGAATATTTTTGTAGATGGATCAAAAGTTCCCTTTGTCCTCTCACCAGTATAGTGGATATTAAATGGAATCTGGTATCCGGTTGTATCACCACCATAGCTGCTAACCTCGATGATAGCTTCTTCCCTATAAGCAGTGTATTTTCCTGCTGTAAGACTTTCCCATAAGTGGACTTCTATCACATCGGTTTTTAATTCATCAAGTGTCTGCCGCTTGTCAATGATACCTTGTAGCCTATCAAAGAGGGCGCTTTCAACTACCGCATAATAAGGCTCTACATTTGCCTGCGGCTGATAGCTATCAAGGATTACCGATGTTTCTCCAAGAATATTATTCTTAGCGTCAACATTGGCATTCATTTCTACGTTGTATTCTTCCAGGTCTTTTCCTAACCGTTCGTATGTTGCGGTGCCTCCTGGCTCTGCGGCATTAATAAAGTGTGCCATAAACTGACGTTTGATTTTTCCTACTACTTCCGCCATTATATTAATTCCTCCATTTCTATTTCATAGTTGGCGTATATCTGTATCTGGTACAGTACACCATCATTCACGGTTGATCCCATGGGCTGCATAGCCATTGCATTGGCCGCTGTTGCTTTCAAAAACTTTCCTGTCAAGGTTTTTCCATCAATCTCCACTTGGATTCCTGCTTCTTGTGGAAGCCGTTCCAGCCAGTAACCAAGCTCCAGTAGGAAGTTACTATTTGCCAGCCTGCAATAATCTGTAAATGACTGGTTTATGGCGTACAACACAAAATTGTGTTTTCGCAATTGATCGCCTAAAATATTTGTGGAAACTTCTACATCTCCGTTACTAGAAAGGCCGTAACTGGTTGCATCAGGATCCGTAAAATCAATATGTAATTCCTCTCCTGCGAGGAACTCTTGAATCTTTGGATACTCTGATAGTTTCTTTCTCATAAAATCAATGATGGTCATGTTCAAATCCCCCTATCTGCGACTGCCTGTGCACCTTCTAGGATATCGTCTTTATGGTCAGCGGTCATGCGGTCAAAGAACTTCTTTCCACGCATAGGGGCACCAGTATACTGTAATTCCCGGCCCGTAGGAATCTTTATTTCATCCTTCTTGGCCCAAGGACTGCCGGTTGTTGGGGAAACAAATAGAATCCCTTCGTGAAGGTAATGGGCGTAAGGTCCAGGTATATCGATCCGCCCTGATCCAATGACCGTTCCAAGCACCATCATATGTTCCAACTCTCCAGCCTGTCTACGAGGCATATAATCACTCATATACCGCATGGATTCATTGTCTATGAATTTCTGTACCGGGCCACCCTCTTGCAAGCCACGGCGTTTTAACAGCTCCTCTTTTGGCAGCATATCAAGTTCAACTTTCACCCTACCGCCTCCTATTTGCTGGAAAACTCATAATGTTGCACTGCTTCACTGCCATACAGCTTTGCATCTGCTGATGTTATCGTGATAAACTTATAGGCTGCTTTAAATGCCGTCAAGGATTTTGACAAGGCGGCCTGTGAACTGCTGTCCACTTCATATTCAATGATCCCCTTTACTGCCATGTCTTTTCCCGGTGTGAAATCAACAGGAGATTCCAGGCTTTCCAGAGGGATCACCAAGAGAATGGAAGCAGAGTTTCTTTCTCCTGTCCTTAGTAGGGTTGATTGGGATATTTCTTCCCAGTACACGCCCTCAATAGGGAGCCTTGTATACTTATCTACACCGTTTTCCTTGCTATACAAATACATTGTTGCGTCTGCGTTAGTAAACATATCAAATCCCCCTATACAACAGCCCAGTTTCACCCAGCCACTTATCCATAATACGCATGGCGTCAACCGGATCAATTTCTGATCCTAAAAGGACATTTTCCGAATAGGTTACGGAATAGGTTCCATTCTTCTCTGATGTTTTTCCACCAGCTGCTCTCTGGTTCTTCTCATGCATACAACACAGCTCTGCCGCCTCACAGCAGCACATCCGTATATCGTCCGTCAGCTCCACCAGCTTGTCAATTCTACCAAAAGACAAGCGATTCATAATACGGCTGGCATTCCTGGCATAATAATCAAAGCCGGCGCTGATTACCGGCTTCCTTCCGAGCAAATATTTACCTGTATAAAATTCTGCATCTGCATATATCTTCATCAGCACCGGGCCTCCTTTACTTATTCCGTCTTAATGAGCGTAATATCCTTGGTTACTGCTGCATTCACTACGGATACGGTCTCAGTGATCGTACCATATCCAGACTTCTTGATCTTAGCCGGGTATGTGCCTGGCCTTAAGTTGAACTCTGCCACACCGGAAGCATTGGTTTTTTGTCTGGATCCATTTACATCAATGATGGCCCCTGTAATAGCCTCTGGTGTCTCTGCGTTATCCTCAATGGTAAAGGTTACTTTCTGAGTAGTAACCGGAGTAGCTGGCTCCAGATATGCAAACGGGCAGCCAAGCCTATCCTCGTCCATTCTGGTAGCAGGGTTTGGAAGGGCCCAACCCATGCGGAATACGATACGAAGGGCAACCATATCCTGCTGTGCAAGGTTGTATACGATCTCTTTTGTTGATGGGTCCTGAATAACACCCTGGTCAAGAATCTTTACCGTGATATCCTGGCGAATGGAATAAACAGCCTGCTTGAAGTCACCGACAATCAGCTGTGCAATACTGTTGTCATAAGCTCCATTCTGTGGAAAATACATGGGCGCACCGTCAAGGGCATAGTTTGTGGATCCCTGCATATCAGATTTAAAGATTAAAGATCCATCAGTTGCACGAACCCCTCTCAGTTTCGCTCTCATAGTCATGGCCGCCAGCGCACCGGTTGCCATATAGCCATCTTCTTCCACCTTGGAAATTACACCATTCTCACCTAAGAGCAAATTGTAATAATCCGGGTTCGAGCCTACCGCCACGTTATTCCCAGCCTGCCTTGCCAGTGTAACAATGTCATTCTGCCAGTTAGCCGGGCGGTTAGCCCCAAAGATGATCGCGCTGTCTACTCTCTGACCGATAGCCTCGTTTACTCTCGGTGTAATTTCACCAAAAATATCAAATTCTGCATCATCTAAAACGGCTTCCGGAATTGGCACAATGACCGCAAGCTCTGCAGCATTAATATAAACATTATCCCATGCCTGCTTAGAGGTCTGTTTCATTCCTGTATCACCTTCCACCCAATAGGCAGTAGGCAGGAAATCAAGCACCCTCATACGGGTCTGGTTACTGGTCATGTTTGGCAGCTTTCTTGCCATGGACATGAATGTTGACTGCTTTGGTGCGTCCTGGAAAATATTGTTTACTACCTGTTCGCGGATAATCGCCTCCGCATCAGATCTGCTTGTAATATGTACTGCCATAGTTTAAATCCTCCTTATTCTCTTCCTAAAATACTTCTTAATGCTTCATTGGCCTGCGTCTTTTTGTCTTCCACATTCTGATTGATTCCCGGAGTCGGAGAAACAAATCTAGGTGTATTCTGCGCTGACTGAAACAGAAAATCGTTATCTTTCTTCACTGCTTCCAGTGCCGCCTGAATATCCTGGGTTTGGTTACTGCTCTTTTTAAGGCTGTCAATATCCAGAAATGGAATTACTGCTTTTTCATTCCTTGCACCTACACCCCGGATTGCATCTTTCAACAACTCATTGAACTGGGAATCTGCCTTAATCTGCTGGATCTCCGTATCCTTACCAGATAATTTTTGCGTCAGATCTGAAACCTGCGTCTTTAAGGCTTCTACGTCTATGCCCTCCATTGCTTTTAAGGCTGTCTGTGCAGTTCCAAGCTGTGTTTTATATCCGTCTCTTTCTGCAATGAGCGGGTTGATTTCTTTTCCATATTCTGCCATGACAAAGTCCACCTGTTCCGATGTTAAACCTTTTGCTGTTAATTCTTCTCTTTTCATAATTCTTATCCTTTCTATACTCTGTTTTACGTGTAGAGACACGCAAAGGCCGACTATTTAACGCCTAATCATCTGGCGGTTTTGGTACAAAAAAAGACGCATGACCCCGCGCCTCAATGGAAGATATTTCGGATCACCGCCTTTCTACTGCATGGAAGCAGTTTTGGGTGTATAGATTCTTTCCAGTTGTTGTGGAATATCCATTTCTTTTGATAGGTCCGTATAGGTCTTGGAAGTAATTCGCAGCCTGATTTTAGCTGCAGATATGTCACCCGGATCCGCTTTTGCTTTTTTCAGAAGTTTGATATCTTGCTTTAGTTTTCGGATCGTTCGTTCCAGCCTTCTTTGGTACTGAATAGCTCCATAGGTATCATATTCTCTACCGTTAAAAGTTTTCTTAGTATTTTCCTTGCGGTTCTGTTCTTCCAGCCATTCATCTGTATATTTGCGTTTAGAGATACCCGGGATAAATGCAAAGCGAATGTGATAACAATTGATTCCAGCGAAGCCCAACATTTCACCAAGACCGCACACCGTTCGCATTTCAGCCGAAGTGTATACCTTACCCTGCCAGTTCTGATGATTCATGTAGCCGGTACCAGTATTTCTGGCTCCCATATGCCATTCAACTTCCCAGTAATCCGTTTGCAACTCCTCAGCGTTCTTTTCATTGACTTTATCGGTCAGCTGTCCCACTCCTGTCATAATTGCCCGGCGAGCTGCTACTTCCACCCGATCAGACCGACCAGAAGCGTAATCAACCGTGCGTAATCCGCTGGAGGTCATTTCGTCAATCACGCCGTTAATAGCCTGACTGTATGTTTTTACTCCTGTGATTATTTCAGTCATTGCATTATCCAGAGTTCGTTCCAGATATTCAGAAAGCGGAGTAAATACCGTTTCTTTCCCCATCTTTACATTGAATCCCGTGGTCTGCGTGATGTTCTCCATAGGCCGGAGGCTGTCTTTTGTCTGCTCTCTGATTGCGGATACGACCTGCTTCAACCATTTATTTTCCTGATAGGGTAGGTAGTCACGGCCCGTCGCCTCGTAAAGTTCTTTATTTGTTACATAATCGGACCTTGCAGCCTGCTCATAGATTTTATCTATCTGGAGGTCACTATCTTTCAGTGTATCACTGATTATCTTCTTAATCTTGGCCTTGCTTTCACCTATGGCAGCCATACGCCCAATGGTCCAGTCAATGAGTGGAGTAATCTCCTCAGCGTTTTTTATGCGCTCCACAATCTCCGACATGATAGCCAGTTCCATGGCTGTTATAATGCGCTCTATCGGCTTCGGAAGCTTTTCAAGCTCATCTGGTGTCAAATGCTCACCCCCTCCACTTTATTATTCCTCTGTCAATGCTGGCTTTGGTAGCCTCTCCGCTGCCTGTTCTTCGGTCTCACCATACCACTTAGCACGGTACTCCTCTGGGCGCATGATACCAGCTGCAAGGTCTTTCCGGTCCTGCTCTCGTTCTATTTCAGCATCAACAACTATGCTGTCGTCCCAGTCAAATGACATTTGAAAGCTTCCAGATGGCGCTAAATTATACAGGCTGCAGTAGAAGTCGATTGCCTTTACTGTATCCTCTAAGGCCCCTTGTAAAGCCATCTGGCAATCAGATACGAAGGTGTAGGACCTCTGCTTACTTGTCTTTATCTCTGTAGCTGTCTTATCTATGTTCTGAGGGTCCGACAGGGTACCATAAGCCAGATTACAATTGAACTCTATTCGCTTTAGTTGGTTATTGAAGCCATTAAACAGTGATACGTCCCTGATATCAGGGGAAAATGTATCCATGAGGGGTTTATCCACTGCACCGGAATTGTATTCAACCTCTCTGTACAGCCTATCCTTTCCTCCTGGATAGTCAAACTTGCCCCGGTTCTGGTCATATTTCAACAGGTTACTTGCAATATGCACCGCTGCCTCTTTTGCATCATACTCCCAGTTTATCTGACTGTAACGCTTATCTGCTTCTCTAATCAGACCAATTGCCCGGGAATATACTGATACTCCAAGCGGGCTGTCAGTATCCTGGTTATTTGCAAGCGGCACCTTAAAGTACCCGAAAGGTAGCCGATCGGATCCGGCCATTTTCGCCTCTGGTGTAAGTTCTGACCATCTGTCAATCATATTCACACTGACTTCACTTCCAAGACTATATTCGTTTGTCGCAATAAAGGCCCTGTTTTGTATTGTCAGTATCCCATTTGTAAGGTCGTGGATTTCTAACCTTGAATAGATTCTATCGCCTTTTCTGAACTGCTCCAAGAATACACATCGGGTCATGTTTCCCGACCCATCAAAATCTACCGGAAAGAAATTGTCGGCCTGTACATATTGCACTGCAATCCCATTTGTAGTTACATAAGGCTTAAATATTAGTCCACCTTTTGCACAGCCATATTCTACATACAGCCGGAGTGATGAAAGAATATTTTTATACATCTCATTCAAGTATGTTGCCCTTGCGCTTCCCGATACCTCAGACTTTAATTCTAACGTGACCATTCTGGAAATCTCTGAGGCTATGGCTGCAGGAAGTTCTGCACTTTGTACTGTTTCAGACAACCAAGGAGCCTTTTCTTCATATAAGCGTGACCATAGTTCAATCTGGCTTGCCATCTTTGTTGTAAGAGCAAAGTCAATCTTTACATCAGAATCCTTGTTTAACACCTGCTGTATCATTGTCAGCATCTTAGTGTATCGCATTTTTACCACCTCCTATCCGTATTTGATTAACCGACTGATCAACCGTTCAAAGGTATACTCAAAGCTGTCTAAGCTGTCTATGTCGCTGGTTCCATCATCTAGCCTTACATTTTTCGTCAATTCCTTTGGATCCCATACAGCTGTACTCAAAGCATCTACAAGGCTTTGACATTCATTTAAAACATAATAAAAACGCCCCTGTGCCATGAGAATGGCGGTAGCGTTGATTCTATCGTTTATTTCGGTTTTAAGAGCATTCTCTACACGGACCCATGATAGGCCATGTTTGCGCAAACTGCTGCGGATACCAGCTATCAAAGTCTGTTCTGCGCTGTCTGCGTATACAGTAGTGATAAATCCATACTGTGATATGATCTTCTGGCAGAAGTTACTGAACATCGTCCCCAACATATCTGGATCAATCTCAATCTGATTTCCCTTCTCGTCCTTGCAGCCGATCCATTCAGAAGCCAGTGCAACCACCTCTTTATAACCTCGCGTTATAGCTGTAGCAGTGAATGAATGACCGGATCCGGATCCACCGAAGTCAATCCCCAGGATAATTTCCATAATATCCTTTGGTTTATCCATCAGCCGGAATGTGAATTGTTTTGTACTGGTATCATCAGCGAATCTTCGATAGATAAGGCCATTAGCAATGACCCTTTGTCCCTTAATATCCCTCAAATACCAAATACTATTTTTATCATACCTGCTTTCAATCTCCCGTAAGCGTTCCTGGGTAATATTGATATTATCGTAGATGGTGCAATGCATGTAATTGTATCCACCCAGAAAGTCACCGGCATCTGCCTGGGCCTGATACTTGTCGATGTATTCCCGGTAAATATGTGCCTTAGGGTTATCCGGGTTTAGATCCCAGAATATTTTCAACCGTTTTGCTGCAAGCTGCCGATTAAATGCCTCTTTGATCGTATTGTCATGGTGGAGGTTAATCTCCGTTGCAATCCACATACCATATGAGTTACCACGGATCTTCTTAAAACTATCCTCTTTTGCAGCTCCCGCAAATATGATAATCTTCTGTTCCCCTTTCGTATCCGGTCCCTTGACAAACAATGCCTCGTTGTCCTTATACTTTCCCCAATGGCACTGCCCCCGGAAGATCCACTCTAG